TATGTTTTAACAAATAAAGCATATCCTGGTATTTGTAAAATAGGAAAGGCTGTTTCTCCTATTTCTCGTGTAAGACAGATAAATGGGGCAGGAACCGTTTCGGAATGGGATCTGCGTTGGGCCTTACCGGTTTCTGATGGTTATACTTTAGAATCTATTGTACATGAAAATTTAAAGCATCTACGTATGAATTCATGGCAAGGATCATCTAGGGAATTTTTTGAGATTCCTTTAGAAGAAGCAGTTCAAATAATTGAAAATCTTGGTGAAATTTTTAAAACTTCTGATGGAATCCATTATGAGTAATGAAATTTTATTGTATATACTGATGGTGGGGGAAGCCTATTTAGAGATAGGCTTAATCATGGCTTTTATTCTTTGGAGTACTACCTTTGATGCAAACGCTAAAAATAGAGTTACAATAAAAGAATTAATATTTACAATATTTTTCCACCCAATAGTGATTTATTATTTTATAAAAGAATTTAATGAAATTAGCAGAAGAAAATAATTTTGAAAAACAATTAATTCCCTACTTAGAACCTATAATAACTCAATCTTTAAACATGATTGAAAAGCTTATAGATTCAGGAGAAAACTTTTCTAAAGATGAAGCCTCTAAATTACTTTTAGATTTGGAAGATAATTTTGGTGAATATAAACATCTATTATCACCTAAAACTTACGGTAAAATCATGGAAGTAAATTATAGATTATCTCAACTCGATAAAGGATATGATTCTATAAAAGAAAATGAAGAATAACGTTGATTTTATATATTTATATCGACATTTATAGAGTCATAAAAAAGTCATATAAAAAGTTTGGAGTTTAAAAGCTTATTCCGTATAATTAGGGTACGGGAAAAGAGAAAAAAATAAAATAGAGAAAGATGAAGAAATGGGAAATGGTAATGTTTACGTTGGGTGGGTGTGAACATTGTAAACGTTTAACGGAAGGATTAGATACCTTAAATATACCTTATACTAACATTGATGTTTCTAATAATCCTAATATAGGTGATAAAATAGAACAGTTATATAAATGTGATTCATACCCTATGGTAATATTAAAAGAACCCTATAATTATGTTTGGCTTCCTGAATCTTCTTTACTACCTTCCCCTAATATAAAACTATATAATAATATCTATGCACTGATAGATGAAATTTTTAATACATTTAATAAATAAAAGTTATGCAATTAAACGCTGAACAGATTAAAGGGAATTGGGATATTTTAATGTCTCGTATTGATGCTTATATTCCCGAACCAAGACGTACTCAACTAAAAGAATTTTATTTAAAATATCAAGAACGTATTATTATAATGCCTGCTTCTTATAAGAAGGAATATCATAATGCTTTTCCTGGTGGGTATGTTGATCATATTATTCGTGTTATAGATTGTGCTCTTAAATTACATAATATCTGGGAAGAAATGGGAGTTGATATTTCTACTTATACTAAGGAAGAATTAGTATTTTCTGCTTTAAACCATGATTTAGGTAAAATGGGTGATGACCAACATGAAGCATACATCCCTCAGACTGACCAATGGAGAAAAGATAAATTAGGAGAAAATTACATGTTTAATACTAAATTAGCATTTGCATCTGTTCCAGATCGTTCATTATTTCTATTAATGTCTCATGGTATTCAGTATACATTTAATGAAATGGTTGCTATTCAGACACATGATGGTTTATATGATGAAGGAAATAAGAAATATCTTATGACTTATATGCCTGAACAAAAACCACGTACTGCTTTACCATTAATATTACACCAGGCTGATATGATGGCTGCTCGTATTGAGTTTGAAAAAGAATGGTTACCTAAATTTAAACAAGATAAGAAAGTAGAAATTAAAGCACCTAATAAATTCTCAGTTAAATCACCTAAATTATCTAACCCAGACGCACCTTTTGCAAATCTGTTAAATAATATATAATATGACATTAATAATAATTAACATTACATTAATTATCCTAGTAATTATAGGATATGTTATCTGGAATTTACTTATAAAAGTAGAAAAACTAGAAAACACTATAACAATACAAGAAAAGTATATCTTGGAATTTTATGATTTAGTAAAAACATCAGAAGATAAAATTAAAGAAATTGATTCTAAACAGTTATTTCAATCAGATGATGAGGTAGGTTTTTTCTTTACTAATCTAAAAACAATCCAAGAAGCTCTTTCAGATTATGTTAAATTTATAAAATAATATGGAAATAATGAACTCTGAAATTAAAATCCTTCATGTTCCTCAAGAAGAAACAGAAATACAATATACAAAAAAAGGAACAATTAGGAAAAGAAAACCTAAAACTAAAAAAATGTATTTCACTCAGGATACTGAGGATGCTATTATAGAATATTTAGCTGCAACTGAACCTCATATTCGAAATAAAATATATAACGATCGTATTAAATATGCTTTTCATAAACTAACAGAAAATATTATTCATACGTTTAAATTTTATTATACTGAAGTAGAAACTATAGCCGAACTTCAACATGAAGTAACGGCTTTCCTGCTAGAAAAATTACATTTATACAATCAATCAAAAGGGAAAGCTTATTCATATTTTGGTACTATTGCTAAACGTTATTTAATTCTTTATAATAATAAAAATTATGAAAAATTAAAAGGTAAAGCTGAAGTAGAAGCTATAGATGAAGATAAAACTATTGTTTTAAATATAGTAAATGGTTCTGAAAGTATAGATGATCCATTAATGGGTGAAAATTATTTTATGGATAAATTTATTCAATATATGGATCTTTATCTATTTAAAATCTTCCCAGAAAATGAAGATGCTAAAACGGCTGATGCTGTAATGCAGTTGTTTAAACATAGAGAAAGTTTAGATATTTTTAATAAAAAAGGAATTTACATTTATATAAGGGAACAAACCGATCAAGATACTCCCCAGATAACTAAAGTAATGAAAAAATTAGAAAAAGTATATAAACGATTATTAAATCAATATTTAGATTATGGTTTTGTTAGTTTAAATTATTAAAAAAGTTAATAAAATTTATATTTATAATAAAAACATATTATGGATTTTAATAGTGTAACCCTTTTTGGTAAAAAAACATTTGCTGATTTACTTAAAGAAATACATACTAATTCTTCTAATAAGGAAAAAGAAATTAGGGGATTAATAGAAAGTTTGAAACCTTTCATTACTTCAGCAGGTGATGCTGTTATAATTGTCCCTTTAATTAAAGATTATTTAGATGTATCAGTTAAAAATGATGATTTATTAATTAAAATGGCAGGTATAGTTCAAAGAGCTATGAATTCATCATCAAGTGAAGATAACATGCTAATCTCAGATGCCGAGAAAGAGATGTTATTTGAATCAATTCAACAATTAAATACTAAATCTGAAGAAGAAATTCCCGTTAGAAAATTAAATATGAATGAGTAATTTATATCCTAATTTACAGCAGAGTATATCCAATATATCATCGGGGAAGGGAAATAATGGTAAAAGTTTATTTTTCTTTGCTCGTGTTAATGATATTTTATTATCTCCTGAAACAAAAACTAAAAATTTTTTTAATGATGGAGGAGGATGGGCTGGATTAGGTTCAATTAAATTTACCCCATTAGGAACTATAGTAGATAATGATAATCCTTCTAATTTAATTGCTAAACCTCTATTTAATAATATCTCTAAATATCCAGTTTTAGAGGAAATAGTAATGATATTAAATGCTCCTTCATATGGATTAAATGATGATCCACAATCTAAAACTTTTTATTACTTAACTACAGTTGGATTATGGAATAGTGTCCATCATAATGCTTTTCCTGATATTAAAACATATAGTGGTGGTGATTTAAATTTTGGTCATACCTTTACTGAAAAGGAAGATATTCGTAGTTTATTACCTGAAGAAGGTGATGTAATATTTGAAGGAAGATGGGGTAATTCAATTCGTTTTTCTTCTACTACTAAACAAAAAACCATAAATAATCCTTGGAGTACTACAGGTGAAGTAGGAATGCCTATTACTATTATCCGTAATAACCAATCTAATATAGATATTAATTCTGATCCTTGGGTCCCAGTTTATGAAGATCCTAATAATGATGGGTCATCAATTTATTTATGTGCTGGACAAGATATACCTTTAAATTTCGCTTCTAAAAACTTCAAATCATTTAATATAACATTAGGAGCAGGATTTAATAGTTCACTTCAAATCCCAGACCCAAGATTTACTACTCCTGATCAATCACCTAAAGAAGCAGATAATTTAAAACAACCTGAACCTTTATATTACGTAACAGAATCTATTACTCCTATAACACCTATAACATCATCCTTAATTACATCTTCTTTATATACCACTTCCTCAGTAACTCCAATATCACCTGTACCTACTGCTAGTTTAGCGGTAACTGCCAGTGCATCTGAACCAACAGGAAGTACAACTCAACAACAACCAATAGCTTCTTTAAGAATATTAAATACTAATTCATCTACAATGGTAGGAAATGATATTAATTATTTTAATATTTTAAAAAATAATGGAAGGTATATTGTTATAAAATTAGAAACTGTAACTGAATTTAATCCTAGAGGTATAGGTTTAATTGAATTTGCATATCCAACAGAATTAGATCGTCCATTACAATATCAAGGATATGGAGGTATAGATACTAATAATACTACTCAAATAACATTAATGGGGGGAGCTAGTGGAACCTATGTAATGAAATTAAATTATGTAGATTCTAATTTTGAAAGAATAGATTTAATAAGTAATCCATTTACACAATAATTATGGCTTATATACCTGAATTCCCTTATTTAGGAGATCAAATAATAATTAATTCTGGAAGAGTTATTCTTAATTCTAAGGATGATTCTATTTTTTTATTTGCTAAACAAGCTATAGGTTTTTCCTCAGCGGGTACTATTAATTTTGATGCTGATGGGGATATGATAGTTAATGCAAATAAAATTTATTTAGGATTAGAAACTGATACAGCTAAACCTCAACCATCAGTTAAAGGAGATAATTTAGAAAATTTATTAATAGATATATTAGATGATTTAAATAATTTAGGTCAAAAACTTTCTAAAGCTAAAGATAGTAATGGGGTAGGTATTCCTGTAATAAGAACAGCCGGAAAAAGTTTAATAAAATCTGTTACAAGACTTAAAACACAAATTAAAGGTATTAAATCTGATAAAACTTATACATTATAATGAAAATACCTGCTGGCTTATCTAGAATATTAACTGAAATAGCACCTGAAAGGATAAATGATGGTACTGAACAAATAATAGATGTATTATTTGAAATTAATAATGTATTAAGAGAAATAAATTCTATTGATTTCTGTAATCCCCTAGGTTATATTTTAACTAAAGCTATGCCTCCGGGTGGTATTTTAGAAAATAAACTTTTAGAATTTGGATTAAAAATAACCCAATTTGTAAACGATGTTGAAAATAAACTAACTCCAGGTAAACGTCCTGATGAGACAGAAGAACAATATAGAGCAAGATTATTATCTTATCAATCTTCTATTGAAGAAATTAGACTAGCTTTAGAAGATATAATACCACCAGATGATTTAGTTGATATAATTCCTGGGGGTAGTGGTATAATACAAACTATTCAACAGTTAAATTTAGCATTAGTAGCTACTAGTGATATAGTTGGTACTGCTGCAGATCCTACTCAATCAATTATAACAAAAGTTACTTTATTAAGATCATTTGCAAGAAAATTAACTCCTTTTATGAGTCCAATTAATATTGCAAATAATATTATATCTAATAATGCTGATGAATTAAATAAAAAATTAGCAGGGATAATTCAACCCCAAAGATTTAAAGAAAGTGTTAGATTTTTAACTAGACAAGTTCAAACTGTTGATAGAGCTATTATTCAAATACAAAGAATAGTTAAACTTATGAATAGTATTTTAAGAATTATTAATGTACTAATTAAAGTTTATAAATTTATAAAAAAAATCTTAAAACGTTTAAATACACCTATAGCAGTAGGAGGAGGAGGATCACCTGTAATATCTCAAACTAATGCCTCTACTAATACTCAAGCAGATACTCTCTCAGAAGCTACAGTTTTTATTAATGATTTAGAAAAACTAGTTAATACTATATCTAGTTTTTTATCAGGAGTAGTATTGTTAGAGATAGGTAGAATTAGAAAAGAAATTCTTAGGTTATTAACGGGTCTTAATATTTTATATAAAAATTTAAGAAATTGTAGTTCTACTTCAGGAGATACCGCATTATTAGAAGCAGTTCAAGGAAGTATAGATTCATTAAATAATAGTTTAACTACATTAGATGAATTATTCCCTACTGCTCAATATGGGAATACAATATTACCCTCAGTATACAATGGATATTCAATTGATATAATTAAAGAAGAAGTTGTTGATGAAGGTATTTCTTTATTAAGAAGAAGAGTAATAGTAACTGATCAAAGAGGTGTTATTCAATATGAAGGTAGAGGTACCTATGCTACTGATGATCAAGTTTTAATTAAAGAAGGACAATTCTATATTGACAGACAAGGTCAAACAGGAACTAGTGATCAAGGTAATGATTCACCTACAGACCAAGATATAACAGATATAGTAACTCAAATAGGATATAATCCTAACAATACAATAGGTGGTCCTGTAACACCTGATTAAAATAAGTTTTAATATTAAATATTTATATGTATGAAATTAGATACATTTAGAAAAATTATTAGAGAAGAAATAAAAAAAGCTATTCAAGAAGAAATGAGAGATATTCTACTTGAAGCCGTAAAATCTGCTAGTAAACCTAATTTAACTGAAAGTAAATCTACTACGAAACCCTATTCTAAAGTAGAATCTACTTATAAATCTTCATTACCACAAATAATGGCTGAGGAAAAAAAATCTATGCCTCCAACAGGTAATGTAATGCTAGATTTATTAAATGAAACTGCTCAAGCAGGTGAATGGAGAACTTTAAATGGAGGAGAATTTAACGCATCACAAGCTGTAGGATGGAATGGGGGAGCCCCAGGAATGATGGGTAATTCTAATACTCCTGTAGTAGCAACCGTAGATGAAATGATTAAAAATCAAGGTCCTGTTAGAGATATAAATGATGTGAGTATTGATGTAGTACCTGATTTTTCAAATTTAATGGGAACTTTAAAAGAAAAAGGTAAGTTATAATGACCTATATTACAGTAAATATAAATCCTTTAGATTTATCACCTAGTAAAGGTGTTGGAATTAAAATTCCTTTTGATGGTCCAACTGGATTAAATATTACTTACACTACTAAAGATGCTATTAAATCAAATATTTTAAATTTTTTTCTTACAGGTAAAAAAGAAAGGATAATGAATCCTATTTTTGGAGCAGGTATTAGAGAACAATTATTTGAACAAATAACACAAGGTACTACTCAAAATATAGAAGATATAATTTCTTTTGGGTTACAAGAATATTTTCCTCAAATTAGATTAAATTCTTTAATAGTAAATGCATCACCTGATAAAAATATAATACAAGTATATTTTAAATATTCTATACTTAATACTAATATAAGTGACGAAATTTCAATAAATTTCAATAATGGCTAATACAAAAACAGTACAATATCTAAATCGTGATTTTGATAGTTTAAAAGCACAGTTAATTAACTTTACTAAAACTTACTATCCTAACACCTATAATGATTTTTCAGAAGCATCTCCAGGTATGATGCTAATTGAAATGGCTTCATATGTTGGAGACGTTTTATCATTTTATACTGATAATCAAATTCAAGAAAATTTTTTACAGTTTGCAAAACAAAGAAAAAATTTATTAGCCTTAGCTTATAATTTTGGTTATCAACCTAAAGTAACAAGTGCTGCTTCTGTAGAAGTTAGTATATTTCAAGTAGTACCTTCTACTATAGTAAATAGTCAATATGTACCTGATTTTAATTATTCTTTAATTTTAGAAGAAGGAACCCAACTCCAAACCAATGGTAATGGAAATGTAGCTTTTTATATAGATGAAAAAATAGATTTCTCCAATTCAGGATCTTCTCCAACTGATATTTCTGTCTATAATTATGATATTAATGGTAATCCTTTATTTTACTTATTACAAAAAACTGCGAAAGCTACGGCAGGAACTTTAACTACAACAACCTTTACATTTGGTAATCCTGAACGTTTTCCTACCGTGACTATTACTGATAATAATGTAATTTCTATAGTAAGTGTAACTGATAGTGATAATAATAAATGGTATGAAGTACCTTATTTAGCCCAAGATACTATTTTTGAAGCTACTGAAAATACTGCTACAAATGATCCTAATTTATCTCAATATAATGATTCAACTCCATATTTACTTAAACTAAAAAAAGTACCTAGAAGATTTGTCTCTCGTTTTAAAACTAATAATACATTAGAATTACAATTTGGCCCTGGTGTATCATCAGGAGCTGATGAAGAAATTATTCCTAATCCGGATAATGTTGGTTTAGGATTACCTTATGGAGTAGATAAAATGACTACTGCTTGGGATCCTTCAAACTTTTTATACACACAAACTTATGGTTTAGCTCCTTCAAATACTACTTTAACAGTAACTTATTTAAAAGGAGGAGGAGCAACTTCAAATATACCTTCAAATACTTTAACTAATCGTATTGGGGGGACAAATTCATTTGCTGGTAGTGGATTAGATCCCGCTCTGCAAACTACAGTTTTAAATTCATTAGCTTTTACTAATGATAATGCAGCTGTGGGAGGAGGAGATGGAGATACAAATGAAGAAATAAGACAAAATGCCCTAGCTATGTATCCTACACAGTTAAGAACTATAACTAATGATGATTATATTATTAGAACTTTATCTTTACCTTCTAAATATGGTCTAATTTCTAAAGCATTTGTCACTCAAGATATGGGTATAAGTGTTAATTATCCTACAGATTTATTAGCTACACAAAACCCAAATGCTATTTCAATTTATGTTTTATCTAAAAATTCTACAGGTAATTTAACAATTTCTAGTCCTGCTTTAAAACAAAACTTAAAAACATTCCTTTCTGAATATCGAATGTTAACTGATGGTGTTAATATAAAAGATGCTTTTATTATTAATATTGGAGTAAATTTTGATGTAGTAGTTAGACCAAATTATAATGGAAAATTAGTTATAAATAACTGTTTAAATGTATTACAATCTTATTTTAATATAGATCAATGGCAGATTAATCAGCCTATTTTAATCGCAGATATTTACAGTACACTAGATCAAGTAGAAGGAGTACAAACTGTACAAAAAGTAGAAATTGTAAATAAAGCTGGAACTAACTCAGGTTACTCACAATATGCTTATGATATCAAAGGAGCAACTATTAATAATATTTTATATCCTTCTTTAGATCCAAGTATTTTTGAAGTTAAAAACTTAACAACTGACATTCAAGGTAGGTGCGTAACCTTTTAATTTTTTAATATTTATAGTAAATATATTACTATGAGTATAGGAGTTTATAAAATTACATCACCCTCAAATAAAATTTATATAGGTCAATCTATTAATATAGAAAGAAGATATAAAGAATATTCTAAATCTAATTGTAAAAACCAAACTAAATTATTTTTATCTTTAAAAAAACATGGTTTTGAAAATCATAAATTTGAAATTATAGAAGAATGTGATGTTGATATATTAGAAGAAAGAGAAACTTATTGGAAGTTATTTTACAAGGTTTTAGAAATCCCTTCATTATGTTGTCGTATAGATGGAATATCTGGATACTTAAGTCAAGAAACTAGAGATAAAATTAGTAAGGGGTTAACAGGAAGTAAAAGAACAGATTCTACAAAAAAATTAATATCTGATAATATGCCTAATAAAAAAAAGGTATATCAATTTACTCTTGAAGGAAACTTAATAAAAATATGGGGTAGTATAAAGGAAGTAGAAAGAAATTTTAAAGGCAATATTAAAAATAATATTTTAGGTAAAACTAAACATGCTGGTGGATATATTTGGCTTAGAGAAGAAGATAAACATAAATTACAAGAACGTATAAATTTAATACAAAATTTTATCCACCCCTTAAAAAAATTTATCTAATGTATATTTATATTATATATTAGATTTATGGCTGTATACAAAATATTCCCTGAGAAAGATACTTTTATTTCTTCATATCGTTCAACTCAAAATTTTGGTAGAGACGAAATTTTAGAAATATCAAATGAAACTGAAATTACTTCTATAAACGCTGATGTAACACGAGCGTTAATTCAATTTCCTACTTCTCAAATAACTGATGTAGTTAATAATAAAATAAGTGGGAGTAATTTTGCTTCCTATCTTAAATTATTTTTAGCTAATGCTACTTTACCTATAGATTATACTATCTTTGGATACCCGGTTTCACAAAGTTGGGTAATGGGATTAGGAAGATCTGGTGATGATCCTATAACAACTGCAGGTTGTACTTGGGTTAATACAGGAATGACAAACTGGGCTTCTTCTGGTAGTTCATTTATTTCTAGCTCTTTTACTTCTCAATCTTTTACTTACACTGATAGTAAAGATATTAATATGAATTTAACCTCAATTACTAATTTATGGTATTCAGGTTCAATTCAAAATAATGGTATTTTATTAAAACTTTCTTCTAGTATAGAAAATAGTACTACTCCATTAATTACATCTTTCTTCTCAATGGATACTCATACTATTTATCCACCACAATTAGAATTTAGATGGGATGATAGTTCATATAATACTACACTAACCCAGATAACTACATCAGATTTTATACCTGTAATATCTAATAATAAAACTGAATTTGAAGAAAACACAATTTATACTTTTAGAATAAAATCAAGAGATAGATATCCTGCTCGTGCATTTACTACTTCTTCAGTATATTTAAATGTAAAAGCATTACCTTCTACTACATATTGGGCATTAAAAGATGTTAAAACTGAAGAAATAGTAATTGATTTTGATACTATTTATACTAAAGTAAGTTGTGATAATACAAGTAATTATTTTAAATTATATATGAATGGTTTAGAACCTGAAAGATATTATCAAATTTTAATTAAAACTATACTTTCAAATGGTGAAACTATAATTATAGATGATAAATCAAATTATTTTAAAATAGTTAGATAATGGCTGAACAAGTTCAATTAAATAAAACGGTTTATGGTAAGGTTACATATTTAAATGTAATCGACACTCAATTTTCTCAATTATTGCAACCTCAAACAGAAATAGAAGATAATACTATTACTATAGATCAATTTTTCCAAGCCTATAATGATTTATTTTATGAAATCCCTGTAGAAGGAGATGTAAATTCTCATTTAGAATTAATTAGAAGAAGCACAGAATACACTGGTGTTAACCAAAATGCAGGTGAAATAGATGCCTTATTAGATGAAATTAATCAATTAAGGCTTGAAAATTTAACGTTACAACAAACAATAAGTGATTTAACAGCATCCTAATAATGGAAATTACAAATATATCTCAACTTGATCCTAATCTTTATATAAACCAAGATTATAATATTAATGATGAAGCTCTATTAAATTCATTAAATATTAATAAAGAATTTGGTTTACCTGAAGATAAAGTAGAAGTACATGTTATATCTCCTAATGGTGAGGTACTAAATTCAGTATATGATTTTAAAAATTATACTACAAGACAAACTATCCAGGGTACTTCATTATATGATCAAGTTGAATTAGATCCTAAAGCTGATCTAGAATCCTTTGGAATTACTTTAGGAAGATATGAATTAGTCTATAATTTTTATAGACAATTATTTTTTAGTTCTCCGGCTACTCCTTTCTTTATATCACAGATATCACCTGATAGAACTGAACTTAAAATTTCTAATAATTCAATTTCATATACAGATTTAGGACAAGCATATTTAACTTTCATTTCTGAAAGAAATTCAAGAGCTTTCTATTCAGATTTTCTTTTAAATTTTGGTGATAATAAAACTATTATTGGAGTTAATATAGCATTTGATAATTCAAATGAATCGTATGCTAGTTTATATATTAAATTATATGAACCTCTTCCATCAAGTTTCAAAGTAAAAGATACTTTTTGGATAGTAGAAAGTATTTCTGAACCTTATGTTTTTGAAGTAAATACAGAATTTATAGCTGAAGCTACTCCTGATACTACCCCTTTAAGAGGACCTAATATTAATATTGGGTTAGTAGAAAGAGCAAATTTAACAACTCCTTATTTAAATTTATCTTCATTATTAAATTCTTCTGTTTCTTCTTCTTATCAACAATTACAATCTTGGTTAGAAGAAAAAAGTATTGAAATAACTGTTGATTATACTAATTTTTCTAATTTTGTTCATTTCTCTTCTGCAAGAGAAAGACTTGAAAATTTTAAATATAAATTAACTCAAATCCAATCTCTTCAATCAGATATTAATGCTATTAATAGTTTAAGTGTTTCTTCTAGCATAACTTACACTTCAGCAAGTATACTTAATTTACAAAATCAACTAAATACTCTAATTGAAAAATTTGATGGATACGAGTATTTTTTATATTATGAATCTGGAAGTAATACTTGGCCTAAAACCAATTCAACAAAACCATATATTAATGCCCCAGTTACATCATCTGAAGCATTAATTTGGTTTGGTTCAACTGATTATACTTCACAATATTATGGTGGTAAAGTTTTAGAAGCTGATAATTACGATATTGAAAATAAGAATTATATTTGGAATAATTTTCCTGAATATATAAAAGAAGATACTCAAAATGCTAACCTAGAACTATTTTCAGCAATGTTAGGTCAGCATTATGACTATATTTGGACTTATATTAAAGATATTACTGATTTACAAGTTGCAGATAATAGAATTGATTTTGGTATTTCTAAAGATTTAGTAGCAGATACTTTAAGAAACTTTGGTATTAAACTTTATACTAATTCAAGAAATCAAGAAGATTTATATTTATCTTTATTAGGAATAGATTCTAATAATAGTACTTTACCTTCTACAGGTTCATACTTAATTGATACTTATGTAACAGCTTCTCAATATACTATACCCGATAATGATATAGTAAAAGAAACATATAAACGCATTTATCATAATTTACCTTATTTACTTAAAACTAAAGGTACAAGAAAAGGATTACGTGCTTTAATTAATTGTTTTGGTATTTCTGATACTATTTTAAAAGTTAAAGAATATGGTGGTAATAAAAAGGATCAAAATATAATTGAACAAATTACACCTAAATTTAACTATAGTTTAAATCTTAGTGGAAGTTCATATGTTAGATTACCTTTTAGACCTTCATATAAACAATATTTAGATACTGGTCTAACTATATTTCCCGATACTATAGAATATAGATTTAAATTAAATAATTCTTACCCAACTCAATCTATTTTAGAAAGTGATTACAAACATATTAGAGCTATTAGAACTTCAGGTTCTTTTGCTGATATTAGTTTTGGGATAAGTAATGGTAATACTTTTTTATATTCAACACCAATAAACATTCCAATTTATAATAATGATTGGTGGGTATTAAATTTAACTAGAGAAACTGGTAGTTTAGATGCTAATAGTTTATCTACTTATAATACAACTAATACTTATACTTTAACTATAGGTAATAAAAATGATTACGGGATTCAATATCTAAATTCTAGTTCTATTACTATAGATGGTAATACCCAATCTGACTATAACTTATATGGTTGGAATACTGTTGAAAATATAAATATAGGTAACAGTAATATTTATTATCCTACTTCTACTTCTTTACAAGAACTTAGGGTATGGGTAGGTTCTATCCCTATAGATAATTTTAAAGATCATATCTTAAATCCTATAGCTTATTCTGAAAATAATATTACTGGTTCCTATGAAAATCTAATATTTAGATATCCTTTTGGAAGTGAGTTAGATAATACAATTAAAAGTACTTATACTTCAGTACACCCATCTCAAACATCTTCTTTTGGTGATGGTAGTAGTACTGTTAGATCTACTATTAATTTAATAAATTCTTCTAATGCACTTTATTCTATAAACAATGAAACTTTTTTAATTAATACCCCTAATTTAGGTAGTATTACTGAAATAGATGAAAAAGTAAGAATAGCAACTCCTAATCTAATACCTGGAGATGTACTAACACCTTATATCTCAATCCAAAAACCAGAAACTTTTCCATATACTAATGATTTAAATATAGTTGAGGTATCAATTTCTCCACAAGATTCAATTAATGAAGATATAATAGCACAATTAGGTTCATTTAATATTGATGAATATATTGGTGATCCTCGATTAGCATCCTCAGATTCTTATCCTGCATTAACTGAATTAAGAAATTTTTATTTTAAAAAATATTCTAATTCTCAAAATGTATTTGATATAATTAAACTTTTATCTTATTTTGATAATTCATTATTCAAAATGATAAAAGATTTTGTTCCTGCTAAAGCTAATTTATCTACAGGATTAGTTATTAATACTAATATTTTAGAAAGAAATAAAATAGCAAGACATGAGCCTGCAATGACTTTTGTAGATTATAGTGGCTCTATTAATACCGCTTTTATAACTGGATCAAATGGGTTAGATGAAATTTATAATACTTCTTATACTTCATCAACAACTTACATTTCAGGTAGTATAAATAAATTTAATACACAAGGTAAGGAATTATTTACAGGTGAATTAGGAGGAGCTAATATAATAGTTCATTCTCAATCTTTAGATAATGTAGCATATGAATTAAATAACATTGATATAAATGTTTCTTCTAGCATACATGATAATTACTATAGATTACCTATAAATCCAACTTTAAATAATGTTTTAACAGCAAGAACTTCACCTCAATATCTTGATGTTGATTATTCTTATAATCCAATATTACCTGTTAATCTTAATTTTTTAACAACTAGTTTAAGAGCTAACTTAAATATAGGAGGATTTGAATTTTTAAATGCTCCGGTCCAAGATAGTAATTATACTTCAAAAAGACATACAGATCCTAGATATAATGGAAGTAAATTATTTGGGAATTTATATAACACTTATTCTTTAGGAGATATTTCTTATGGTAATTCTCCTGTAATAAATTTAAATCCTGTTAAATTTGCATATTTTAAAGAAATTACATCTCAATCTCTTACTTTTCCTGGAAGAGTAAATGTTAATACTAAATACTTAATTGATAGTGCTTCTAATGTAATTGAATTAACAGAAGCTAATACAAATTTATTTGATTTACAATCTATTTTCAATAGAACTAATGTAAATGTAGCTTTAGATAATATTAACCAACCTACAAAACAAAAAAGATTAAATGGTCTAAAACCAATATATGCAGGTGGGTTTAGATATGAACCTATTTTACAAAATGTTTCTAATACTACTTCTCCTTGGGCTAGTTTAGCATTTACATTTTTAGATGATATAGCTATTGACAATCCTGCTACTGGTAGTCAAATAACTGCTAGTATAAGTGGCTTTACTATTGGAAATCCTTTTTTAGCTAATG